TGTCACGCGCTGGTGTGCATACCGCAATGTAGTTTTGGGTCATACTTGTCCTGATCTAGTTCTGAAGTATTTGTTTTCGGGATCATTTAACCAGCGCTTCATATACGCTTGGTCATCTAGCTTGCCTTCAGCCTTGAGCTGAAAGTAAATAGACATAGGGATGCTGGCAACTCTGTTCCACTCACTCCAGCGAGCACGCTCATCAACCTGTGCGTACTCTTGTTTATTCTCTTCAATGATCGCAGTCACATCTTGTTGTGTCTGAATCGTTGCCTGATCTGTCTCTTCGTCGTAGTGGAAGTAACGGGTTATTCCCTGATCTTCGTCTGTGTTAAATAGTCTTTTTTCGCTCATGTAAAAAAGGGTCTGAGTTGCCCCAGACCCTTCGCTAGTTAGATCAAGAAGTGATCAAGTCAGCAGCAATGCCGTGGGCATTCTCAGCCAACACCTTGTGACCCCACTCAACGATAAGCATACGCTTCTCAGCGTCGCCAGTCTTTGCCAACTCAACTTGTTGGTATGGGCGTAACACGGTCATCTTTGCGTAATCTGGATCGATCACGAAAGCGTCACGCTCGCGCTGGAAGCGGTTAGGCACGACTTGCACATTGCCGAAGTCAGACACATAAATGTCTGCTGCGCCAATGATGGTTGCAGGACGAGCACCGCCATCGATGTTGAAGCGTGAAGATGCGATACCAGAGAAGCCAGACACGCGCTGCTTGTTGACTGGACCAGTCATCAAGATTTTTGGTGTACCGCCAGCAGTCCAAACTTGTTGAATAACATTCTTCAAAATGGTTTCTGTAAAGGTACGCACATTGCCGTCGGTACGAGAGCTGTTAGGCAAAGTTGTATACGATGGGTTAGCACCGTTGGTCTGCATATCGTAGTTAGTCTTGATATAGGCTTGCAAAGAAGCAGTACCGCGAGCAACTGAAGTGCTACCAGCAGCAGCGATAGCGCCATTAAGCATTGAGAACTCTTGATCACGCTTTAGTTCAGCGCTACGCTTGGCAATTTGGTATGCCAATTCAGATTTTCTTCCTGCCTTGTTAACTGTCTCTTCAGTAGCAGACAAGACGATTGTTTTACGACTGATCTGAGCGTAGTTTTGCAGACGCACAGTAGCTGTAACGCTATCAAAAGAAGTCACATCGTCGCCTTCGAGCTGCTTGTTAGCTGCTGCTGCTGCGAGTGTGTCTGTTTGATATTCAAACAAAGAGTTGGTGATTGACTCACGACCGATGTTACTCATGTAAGGAGTCTCTTCGGGAGCGATGTTAGTGATGATGTTGGATAAGTCCTCTCGGATACCCTTCGCATCAAATGTGGTGAATGTGTTGGTTACGATTGCCATTTAAGTGCCTCTATTTCAATAAAAGTTCAATTGCGGAGGCAGCGTCATCGACGCGACCTGACTTTGCAAGACGCTGTTTTGCGCGTGTACTTTCAGTTGATGTGGAGACGCGACCTGCTGCACTAGGCTTGGCGGGGCGAGGACCGTTGTTGATCACAGGCTTGATCTGTCCACGCTTGGACATCATCTGATCGTATAGCGCTGCTTTACGCAACGCAACGACAGCTCTGTGGTCATAAACATTCTTGAGTTCATCATCGCTGAATCCGATTTTCTTACCGAATTCGACGAGTAGAGCTTTTTCAGCCTGTGCCTTCTTGGAATCTTTCCACTCAGGTACGGCTTGGATCAGGGCTTCTTGCTGTGTCGCAAGGTGAGCGTTCATCTCCTGTGCTCTTTGTTGCGCTGTAAGTTGCGACAGTCGCTGCTGTTCAGACTGAATAGCTGCGAGTTTGTCTTGCCTCTGGCGCATCACTTCTGACTGTCTCACCCACTCGATGGGATCTTCGTTATAGAGTCGATCCATATCGACAGGTGCTTCAGTTGACTCAAGTTGCTGTTTCAACGCTCCCAATAACTGGGCGTACTGTTCACGCTCGGCACGAATAGCACCTGCTTCTGCTTCAACCGCTTTACGGGTCTCTGCAATTTGCTGTGTCTTTCGTGTGTAGTCCTGTGTTCGGGAATATCCTTTTTGAAGTTCGTCTAGCGTGACCTCGACCTCTTTGCCGTCAACTTTGACGGTGTAGACCTCGGTTGGCTGTTCTTCTTCTTCGGTTTCTTCACCTTCTTCAGACTGTTCCTCTGTCGTTTCGTCACTCAATTCGTCGTCTTGCACATCGAGTTCTTCATCGACAGAAACCGCGACTTCGGAGTTATCCTCGGTCAAACGCGCCTTGTCAGTTTTCTGCTGTTCTCCGTCCAACGGCAACATCAATTGATCAAGAGCACTAGCTGCATCAGCTACGGTCATAGGTTGTGTTATTTCCATTTCCTACTTCCTTTACACCAACGATTTTTGTTCACGCTCAATCTGGCGCTGTGCGACTTTTCCGTTGTCCATGATTTTGGAAATCTCGGTTCGGAAGTTGTCAATCGCACGCAGCATATGCCAAGCGTGTTCTCTCTTCGTGATGTCCTCTGGTTTCGTATCTTTCCAAAACCAGACGGCATCATTCTCCATTTTTAGTAATGCAGTTGAGAAAGCCTCGTCAGCGATAAGCGACTCAGCCTTCTTGCCTTTTCTTACATCTTCTTCTTGTTTACTCAATCTTTACACCATTCCTGTGGGGTTGATGGGTTGCATTGGTGCTTGCTGTGGCTGCGCCATAACTTGTTGTACCAATGCACTTTGCTCTTTTATAACCTCGCGGTTTACATTCTGCTCCGCAACAATTTGCGCGGTGCTCACCTGTGTGTTGTACTTTAACTCTAATTCATACTGTTTTAGTAACCTGTCTTGGCTCATCTGATCGCGTCGGAAGTCGTCGTCCATGATCATCTTCTGGCGCTGTAACTCAAGATCGGCAGCCTTTTTCTGTATATCTGCACGAATAGACTCGGCTTGCACCTGCGCCAAGACCTCTTCTGGGCTTGGCTTTTGTGGTGCTTGTGGGGGTTTGTAGCCCTCTGGTATGTCGTTGAAGTAACTCGATGCGTCCTTGATTCCTGACATCTCGACGATCTTCTTTAATGTATTGACATACATCTGCGGAGTCACCACTACATTCTCTAAGCCGAACTGAGTCAAGATGGATTCTTGCTTGGCGAGTACCTGCATGAGCTGCATCTGGCGCTCATTCGCATCGCCATTGCCCAGACCGATATTGATGTTGACATCCATCGTGTTGTCCCATCCGCGTGGATCAATCTGCACAAACTTATTGCGCAATCGGATCATGCGGGGTTTGTCTTGGTGAGTGGTGACAAGAAATAGGATTGTCTTAAACAACTCCTTCATGCCTTCAGCCATGAGACGCGCAGTCAGCTCAATGCGTCCTTGGCTGGCGCTTACTGTGGCAGCCACGGCAGCCTTTGTGCTCGACTGCAACGCATCTGGGTTGAGACCCATAGATGCCTTGGACATTCCTGTGCGACCTTCCTTGATCTCGTCTAAGTAAGTGAGCACAGGAAAAGCATTCTGTCCGACGAATGGTGTCGCCAATGGCTGCACCATGTTTGGAGCACGCGCACGAATGATTGCACCTGTTTCGTTATTTAAAATGTCGTCAATGTTGACCTGACCCTCAACGATCACGGTGCGGGGATGGATAGACTGCGCCAGAGAGTCAAGCGTATTGCGCATAACTTCTGACTTGATCTCCTGTAAGTCGCGTGTAATGTCAAATATCGACATCGCCTCAAGTGGTGAAGTGTGGGGTTCTGGATCGCAAGGAAACTCAACAAATGGGATGTATGACGCTGGCAGGTTACGCACCATCTTGTAGCCAGACCCCATAAAGCACATCTTGCGCAACTCAGGAATGCCGTCGCCATCGAAGTCAACCTTGGCGTATCCCTCGATGTAGAGGACGCGCATCATCATCGGGTTGGCGCTCTCGCTATAAAACTGGTTGTTTGCTAGTGGTGCGCGAGCTAGAGCTTCTTCGTTGTCGTTCAAGTCGGACGCGCCAACATAGTCTGTAACCTCGTCTTCGTCGTAGCCCATGCCAATCAACTCAGCCACAGTCGCCATCTTGCGGTGACCGATAAAAGGTGCATCCTTAAACGACATCGCTTGGCGAGACAAGAGCAACTCTTCTGGGGGAAGGGACGCTACATGGACGCGCTTATCGACAATCTTCCTCTTGACCTGTACATCGTGCATCATGGCTGGGGGTAGAGGCATTCCCGTCATCGGATCGATCTGCATTGCGCCTTGCATACTCTCGTCTGGGTAACTTGCAACGATCTGCACATCTGCGTCGCCCTCTTGCATAAGAATCTGCAAGGTCTGGTCATCTAGCCCCGAATATTCCTCAATACGCACCGACTCAGAGTCCTCGATGTAGACCTTGACAATGCCACATTTCCTGACCAGAGCGTCTTTAAATGTGGCGTATGTCACCATAAAACCGTTGTTGTCGTTGTTGAAAACATAGTTGCAGTAGTCGGTAGCTTGCTGTGCGCTTTGCACATCCTCTGGACCACGCGGGACAAACTCGACTGTGTTCTCGCTGCTAAAAAACACCTTCATCAAAGACGGCAGCATGGCAGACACGGTATCGCGCACTTCCATCGCCACGACTTGCGAGCGACCCTCTTCCTCGTTTCCGAAGGGGTCGCCACGGTAATACTCAGTACCGCGAGCGCGGATAGGACTCAAGTCAGAGTCGATGTAGCTCACAGCGTCTGTGATCTCCTGACCCATCATTGCTTCAAGGTCTGTGTCATTCATAGGTTCTAGCGTCGGGTCAACCTGTGACGCAATGTCGGTGCTCAATCCCAGCTCGTTGGTAATGTTCATTTTTTGCCCTTTTGCAATACGACATACATGGAGTCCACGGCACGCGGAGTCCTTAACAGTTCTTCTTGCGTTAATTTTAGGTCTTGTGCGACTGGATTGAAACGAAATTCCAAGTGAGTCACATAAAACCTGTCTTCCCACCCAAGATGCCAATGCCAGTCGGTGTAGTAATGCCACGAATGCTCGTTGAATGCACGCACATGAGTCGGGTCTTGCCACGCGCCATAGCTCAAGTCATAAGGCACATGGATGCGCATCTCGCCACCAGTTTTCAATAACTTCTTACAGCTCGTCATTGCACCGACCAGATCAGGCAAATGTTCGAGCACATCATTTGCAAGAATAGCGTCAAACATCTCTGGCTGCACCTCGAAGTCACCAAGCCTTGTGGAGATGGTGTCGCCCCAAGGCACATTGCAAATATCGAGTAACCAGTCGTGCTTGACGCGCAACTGAATATCTGCGTTGATGCAGTCGTCTCGAAAGTCCTTGCCAGAGCCTAGATTAAGAACCAAAGAAGTGCTTGACATACTGAGGACGGTGCTCCTTGACCCAAGGCACAGACGCTGCAACTAATTGCTTCGAGTCGTCGCCCGTTGTCTGGCTGCCGACATGATGGACATAGGCGCTAGAGACAAAGTGCTGGTAGCCCTGATTGTTGAGGTCTGCGCAGCTCACATCGTCTGAGAACCAATTAAGTGGGGGGAATCTGCCGTGATGCCATGCGTCTCTAGAGATGTACGCAAAGATCGGTGCAATGTTGTTGGCGTGACGAATGAACTGCTCGGACTTAAATCTGCACATCTCTAGGTGATCACCGTCGGGGTTGTAGCGAATGTTCTGCGCAGGTCTTACATAGTCACTTCTTGCGCCCACCCAGCCGACATTGACCTCCAGCTCGCGGATCACCTCGACATCTTCTAAGAGTCGCTGGTAAGAGTTCGGTGTCAGCACCACATCGTCATTGCAGACGATGCAAGCCTGTGCGTACTTCAGAGCGTCGTCGATTACTTCGTTGTAATCGTCGCCAAAGTTACGGGGTTCGCCAAAGATAAGCCTTGCGTTTTTGTACCCAGAGACGACTCTCTCTGTGCCACGCAAGTAAACAAACGCCTCTGGTGCGTATTGCTTAATGGATTCGAGCAGAACTGGCAAACCTTTGCCGTTGACCGTCGAAATGCAGATTGGGATCACTTGGCTTTGTTTCTCGCTGTGATCGCTTTCGCCTTCGCCTTGGCATCTGCCTTGCTGGACGCACCCCATGCGTTGAGACTCAAAAGAAGACGGGTCTTTTCACCGTTTTTGTACTCTGGTCCTGCGTTACCCGCCATGCGCGCAAGAAAGCTCGCCCGTCTGGGGTTATCTCCAGACTTGACAGGGGGCTTGAGGTTCATGCCTTCAGCTTTCGCAGAGGCACGACCTTTAGCGTTTAAGCCACCAGTTGGTGACTTGCCCTCTTTCCTCTGCCACGCTGCGCTCACTTCTTAGCCTTTGGCTTCTTGGCGGTCTTGGCAGCCTGTTTGAAGTCGGCAGCAGACGGTGCTGCCTTAGAGCCGACCTTGTTCATCTTCTCGCCAGAGCCAGCAGCTATGCGTTTTTGCTTGGCATTGATATTTGCGTAAAGTCCAGTCTTCATTTTTCATTCTCCTCGTAGTCTTCGCCTTCTTCCATGTCCTCGTCCTTGGCTTCGCCAGTATTAGGACCACCAACAACCCAAGCATCACAGGTTCTGGACGCTGCGCACTTGAAGTCGAATATCTCGCAATACCCTAAGTCAGCGAGTTTGATAGTTCCCCAAGGGTCTGCTTCGTTTCCAATGCCGTCAGCAATACATTGCTTGATGGTGTCGGAGACATTAAACGCTGCACAGTTACCGCAACGAGATTGCTTCGCGTCGTCAATCGACACATCCCAAGTATCTGACTTGCGTCTCCAGAATGCCTCGTTAGGCAGATTGGGGTTCTCAGGACCGTACTTCGCAGCCGTAATCGCCTTAGCGCGGTTTTTCAGATTAAGGGTGATGTCTTGCGTGGGTGCTGGACACTCGCTGGTGTCGCTGTCGGACATCATCTTGTCCATTGCGCCTTGCAAGCTCTTGGGGTATGAGGTAGCCATTACTTACCCTTTTTCTGCTTCACGCCAGCAGAGGACAAGGCAATCGCCAAGGCTTGTTTCGGGTTCTTGACGACTGGTCCAGACTTCGATCCGCTATGCATCTTGCCAGCCTTGAATTCGTTGTACACCTTAGAGATTTTCTTCTCTGTCTTTGTCTTCTTCATCATGTCAATGACTCCTTGAAATGGGATACCCGAATTATGCAACCCTTGACAGGTTTCTTTTCAACGGTTGCGACCACTTCTGACTCGTATTCGCACCAAACATCGAGACGGCAGCGTCGGACGCAAAGGTCAATACAAACGAGTCTGCCTTATCAGGTGACCTCAGACCGCGCTTTCTAATGTCGTCCTTGCCCTCGACCTGCATCTTCCCCGCGCTGCTAAAGAAGTACCTCACCGTCGCCAGTTCAGCCACCAGCTCCTCGTCATTTGGGATACGGCAGTCACGCGCCTCAAACCACGCCTTTGCCTTGTACCAAAGCTCTGCCCTTAGATTTCGATAAGTCGTACCCATCGCGGGGGACTCTGAGACATTGATGCCACGGGCTGGCAACCCAAGTTCTCTGAGACGGTCTACTACGCCAGCGCCAAGTCCAATCGAGTCCACCATGATCTCATGCGGTCTCTGGCTTGGCGGTAGGGCTTCCCACTCCGCGACTACTGCGCCTGTGAGTTGCATCAAGTCTAGGTTTTTCCAAGTCTTCGTGGGTTCAATCAATGCGTTGCCCTGTCTCTTCGAGAGTGCAGACCTGTCGCCACCAAAGCGTGCGACATCCAAGCCCCAGATCAGTTTTGCGTGCTGGGAGGTCTCGACATCTCGGTGCTTTGCCAGTTCCAAGAGTTCCATCGGGATGATGGTGTCGTCGTCTGACCTTGGAAACTCACCTAGTACCCTTATTCGGTAGGCATTCGACTCTTCCCCGTACCGCGCCTTCATCTCTTCGACATAGGCATCTGAGACCCTTGGCGAGTCTTTGCAGCTCACCTTCATCGTCACCCAATCGTTCGCCAGTCGGTTCTGGGTGTCGTAAAAGAATCCCGAACTTCTGACAGGGTTGCCCAGCAAAAGGGTCACGGCATTGTGTCCAGACATAGACCCCGCAGCAGCCTCAAAGACTGCCTCTGGGATGCCAGATGCCTCGTCAGCTACCAGCATCACATTCTCTGAGTGGACACCTTGCAGGGCTTCTGGCTGCTCTGCCCTACTGGTTCTGGCTGAGACGAAAGCCTCGGACGCTGCTTCCTTGACCTCGATCCTGTCCTGCTTGACTTCGAGCATATCCCGCAAGGTCTCAGGCAGTTCCTTCACCCAGCGCTTTAGTTCCGCAAAGAGTGCGTCGTAGAGTTGGCTGGATGTGGGGGCGGTGACGACGACCTTGACGGGGTATCTGAGCAGTAAGTACCAGATGATCGCCCAGCTCGCTGCTGTGGACTTTCCTACGCCATGCCCTGACCTTACAGATATTCTGCGGTTGCCCTTTGCGATGTGCGTGAGGAAGGTCTCTTGCCAAGTGTCGGGGTTGGCTTTTAAGACTTCCTTCACGAAGAGCGTGGGGTTGTTCTTGTAGCGGATGGTGAACGCAACAAAGGGATTCTTGCTGAGTTCGTCTTGTCGCTTGTCGTGGATACGGTCTAGCGTCTCCTTGACCTGTGGGTGTAGTTTCTTTTGTACTGGTGCAGTTGATTCTGTCGTCATGTCAGGATTGTGCCTTGATTTTTTTTATTTTTTTAGGGTTGAGTGGTGCTGTGGGTAGGGGTAGTGGGGGGGTGTTAGGTCGGTAACTGTCGGGGTGCAGTTTCAGCGCCACCCGTCGCGCCAAGCGAAGGGGGGGGTAAACCCGAATCTGTCAGCAGAAAACAAGCAGAAAACAAGCAGAAACGAATACTAATCTCTACACCTACTTTATACTATGTCCATTATGTAAAGTTATTTTGCTGTTATCCACAGGTTTGACGGGTGTTTTGTGCATAACTTCGCCAGTTTCCACGCAACTGTGGACAACTAGGACAACTTCTCGCTGTTTTCTGTGGATATGTCCTCAACGACCTCGATGTGTCGCAATGCGTCCAGCCTCATGCCAGACAGGTTCACTTGCACGCTTGGCATCTTATTCTGGGCGTATGAGGCAGGATTCCAGCGCTCTGCCACCCATTGCCTCGTTTGCACCCGTAATCTAGCCTTTTGTACCTCTTCGACATCGGTTTCGTCAGCAATTAGTATGCTTTCTGCTACCATGTCGTCCGCAGCCTTCGCACGCGCACGCGAGGCGAGACCTTCATTCTCCTGTTTTGACAGCCAATCTTCGAGTGCAACTCGACCAACTCCGAGCGCGTAACAGATGCGTGCAATCGGCTGCCCAGCCTCAAGCATTGCGACGATATGTTCCTTCGGCAACGAATCAAGCGCAGCCAAGTCCGACTTGCGTTTTGGTCTACCAGCCATTTAAAAGCCCTCCAAGCAATCAAAGCCACTCACCCACCACAAAGTACATCCAAGCATCTAAATCTCCTCCAAAGCCCGATTAGCCCTATTTTTGCCTATCTTGCTGGTGTCGAACACCTTTGGCAACGACGAAGCCTCCAGCTCGTCCGACTTGACATCATCAAAGCCTGTCGCACCGCCAAGTGGAAACTCCTTCGCATCCTTGTCCAGCCTAACAAGTGCAGCACAAGGCATCAACGACTTGATCTTCATCGTGTCCTTGATGACTGGCGAGTCCATGATCAACTCCAGCTCTTCCATCGTCCAGATGTGACGATTGGCAACATCGGGTCTAAACTGCTGGTAAAGCGTCGCGTCGTGATGTGTACCAACGACCACCATCACCGACCCGTCCTGCATCTCATGTTCGACTGCAACTATCGCTGGCATCTCCGACACACCGTTCTCGACCGCCCAAGTCTCCAGCGCTGCATAAGCCTTGATCATTCCTGCGACAGCTCTGTCCAGCTTGACCTCATCTCTGGACACCGAAGCCTCGAACACTCTCTCAGCCTGTCGCCACACCTTGATCCGAAATTCCGAGTCCACCAGCTCGATCAAGCGATTGATGCCCCAACGCTTTTCGTGCTCCCTTTTCACCACAGACAGCTCAACTAACCTCGAATTCATAAATACCTCAAAAGTATTCATAGGGAATTCTGGTTGTTTTAGACCACCAAGCACTTTACTCAAACTCTTTTTAACCATATACAACTCCAACTAAAAAATAATCAATGGCGACATTTGCTGGCGACGACGAATGGATGTCTTCTAGACATCCATCCATTTGTCGTCTCCAAATCAAGCAACAAATGGGATACGAATGGCTTTCCATTTGTCACCATTCGTCTCCATTCGTCTCTACCCCTAAGCATCTGAATACTCCTCCTCTTTTTCGTATTCTGAAGCGTTTTTGTCCTCATATACGATCCAGCATATGTCACGATTTATTACTACTTTTTTGTAATCAACCAAATCCTCTTGCACTTCCCTCCATGCCTTATCAACTGACTTTTTGGCGATGTTATTTCCCTTTTTCTGCCTAAATCTTTCCTCCCAATAGCCAATCCCAACGCACTTTATTGAGTCGCGCATGAACCCTTTTTCGGCAACGACCTCATACAAGCATTCCATTGCGAGCCTTTGATTCTTTCCATTTCCAGTAGCGTCTGGAGGGTTTTGTTTTACCTTCTGCTTGACCGATGTGTCCATCTCCTTGTCAGGTTCTACCGCCAGACTGGATGTGTCAGCGACATTGAGTCTGCTGGAGCTGACCTCAATCATCTTGAATCCAATGCGTTGCCCGTCCACACCGTCCTTCTGCTTGGAGATGTGCAGTATTCCTTTTGGCGGTTGAGCGCCTTCGATCCTGATAATCTCCAGCTCGGTGTCTACTGCGCCAAGCAGGGAAGAGTGACCGCGCAGTCCCTTGGTCGCGTCCTTACCAGCGTGATGGACTACCAGCAAGCCACAGGTATACCGTCCTTGTATAGCGCCAGCAGCCGTAATGAATGCACCCATATCCTCTGATGCGTTCTCGTTACCACCGCCAAACGCTCTAGCTAAGGTATCGATGATGATCAACTCAAAGTTGATCTCGTTGATTGCTTTGAGGTCGTCAATGGCTGCCACCAAGTCTTGGAGGTCTGTCTTACTTGACCGAAGGTTGACTTGTCTGCGCAAGAAGTAAACAGGCGCTCCAACTGGTGTCTTGTGATGCGTCTTCAAAGCCTTAATGCGTGACCCGATACCGCCATGACCCTCACCTGCGATGTACAGGACTGCACCGCGTCTGGTAATCTGGTTGCCAAGGAATGCTCTTCCCGTTGCGATGCACTCCGCAATGTCGAGTGCGACGAAGCTCTTAAACGAAGCTGGCGGTGCGTATAAGGCAACGAATGATCGTTGCGGTATGACTCCTTGAATGAGCCACTCAACTGGTTCGTCCTCAATGCTGTCCCACGCTTCGAGCTTGAATCCTTCGCGTTGTAGTGGTGCTTGTGGCAGCTCCAACTCTTCTATTACTGGTGTCTCAGCAACGCCAATCAATCTTGCAGGAGTCGTTACATCCAGTTCACTTATGACTGCTTGCGTTGCCTTTGTCAGGTCAACCAGCCTGTCCTTGTCACCGCCATACTTATGGACAAACTCGTATGCGTCTTCTTTTATCTCCTGTAACCCAAGGTCAACCACTCGGATACTTTTTGTAACCGACTTGAGCGCTGCAACTGCTTTCCTTGCGTACTCCCAGCCGACCAGATCGTTGTCTGGGACTATCGCAATAGTCAGTCCGACTAGGTGCTTGACTACATCTTCGGGGAAGTTGCTTGCACCGTTGTGCGTGCAGGTTGCCACCACACCTAAAGACTTGAGAGCGTCGGCAGCCTTCTCGCCTTCGCACAAGAAGACAGTCCTGCCTGTCTTTCTTGCGTACTCAACTTCTGGCAAGTTGTACGGGACTATGTTCGCACCCGTCATTGATGCGTGCCGTCTGCCGTTCTCGTCCACCCTGTACTGCTTGTATGTCTTTCCTTTGGAGTCAAAGGTCTTGTAGCGTTGTTTTATGTGCTGGGTGATGCCGTCTTCATCTGTGTAATGCCACTCCTGCTCCAACACAGGTTCTTGCGGTTTCGGTAACGGTTTGATCTGCGTCAAGAAGTCCATCGGGTTTGGTAGGTCTTTCAGCAACCCGTAGTCTTTGATTGCGTGGAACACCTCGTCCTGAGAGCACCCACTAAAGCACTTAAACAACGGCTTGCCTTCGTCTGTCTCCGATACACAAAGACTTGGATTTCTGTCCCCGTTACCCTGCCCGTGACTGCTGACAGGACAGCTCGCCATCCATTGCCCGTTCACCTTCTTTGCGTTGCCAAGCGCTTGCGCTATTTGTTCGGCTTGCATTCTTGTCCTTGTTCTATTTGTTCTAATCTCTGCTCCAACTCGTAGACCCGTTGAGCCAACGCAATAAGTAGCAGCATCCAAAATTCTTGTGTGTTTTCCATAGAGGAAAAAAAACGGGACTGACCTTTCAGCCAGCCCCGTCTCTCTTAAGATTTAAAACATCTCGTCGTCTTCGACGGTTTGAGCCATTGCAGTCTTAGGCGCTGCCTTTGGTTGCGGTGCTGGAGCTGGTGCTGCCATGCTGATCTTGCCGTCACTATCAAATGATTGCGTGCCGTCGTCCACCGCTACCGCGTCCATTCCAGCAGGTCTCTCAATCCATGACACCACATCAAAGTTAGGGATTCTTGTTGTCCCCTTGCCGATCTTCTCTAGCGTCGAGCCTTTGTACTCAATCACGGGTAACTTGCCAGCGTTGGCAGCTTGTCCCGCCTCTATTGCCTTCCAAAGTTTCTCAAGCCCCATATTTGGTCCTGTCCCGTTTGCGCTCCACTCAGCGAGTCCCATCTCCTTGTTATAGAACTTGATAGAGAAGCCACGCTTGTGATCTGGTGACGGTTGAGCACCCTTCTTACCCAGACTTGCGTCTGGTTGCCAGTCGCGCACACCTTCTCCAAGGTGCATCCATCCTGTTTGAAGTGAAGCTGTATCGACAACCATTTTTTTGGGTGTGAATTCCTCCTTGTTTGAGTTGAGCCATGCGTTAGCAGATGGCATAAAGCGAATGTAATTACCACCGCCAGATGATGATGAAAGATTAAGCATTTGAGCCTTTCGAGTTTATGTTGCATTTAGCAACGGTTGGGGGAAATGATTATTGACCTAATGAGTAATCTCGCGCAAGAGTGAGACCACTACTCTCCTTGCGTGTGAGCTTATCAATGAGGTCTTTTGATTCTTTGGGAAGTAACTTGGCTGCTTCAGATGGACTAATTAGTTCGCTAGAGACCAACTGATCTGCTGGGATACCAGCGTCGTGTAATTGGTTCTTTGCGTCGTTCTCGTCAATCCACTTGCGGTACGCACGCTTCGGCTGCATCTGCCAGCCCTTGATCACTTCACCTGCCTCGATGCGTTTGACTGCATGGTCTCTCACAGCGTCAATGAACTTCTCTACAAGTGGTGCGCGTTCTAGCAAGTCTGCGATCTGCTCTGGTGATAGTGTCACCACCACAGACTTCATCTCTTCTTTAGCCATCACCGCAAGGTTTGGTGTGGCAGCAATGACCTCGAAACCTTTACGCTGCGCAGGACAGATTGCTTTTGCTGGACACCATTGGCAACCGTCTTCTGTCGGAGTGGGTTCTGTATCACCCTTCTTAATTGCTTGTATCGCTGGAGTTAACTGCGTCTCAGCCCAGTCGTTCAGTTCCTTAAATGTGATCTTGTGCGTTCTGGGTTCACCGTGTATCGGTTGAATGATCGACAACTCAATATTCTGAAATTCAATCTTTGCGTGACGCATCGCACCGATAGCATATATCTTCATCTGGTCTGAGTCAGCATCCACATAGCCTCTGCCAGTCTTCAAGTCTGCAATGACTAGGGTTGACTTCTCGTCGTTCCATGCCACCACATCGGCAGTACCGCCCAGCTCGATGTCCTTGTCCTTGTACACCGTTACATACTGCTCGACCTTCAATGTGCCAAGTCTTAACTCCAAGTCCCTGATGTGGTTCACATGAGCTGCTGCAAAGTCAGCGTTCTGCTCGGTGATGAGAATGTCCTTGACCGTCTTACCCACCCAGTCATAGACACTTGAGTTAGTCAAGAATGCAGTCTCTGCTACTTCGTGTATTGCAGTACCGATCTGTGCAGCCTCTCCTGCTGGCTGATAAGGAATGTCTGCGCACAGCCTCACAGATGCAGGACAAGAGAGCCAGCGCGTAGCTGCCGATGGGCGTAGTTTAATCATTAGTTGTTTTCCTGTAAGTGCAAAATTGTGTAGATGCGACCGCGCACCTCGTTAGTAACTGCGTGACCGAGCTGCTCTGGATCGAGCAACTCAGAGAGCAACTCGTCTCTAATCTTGAGCTTGGTTCTGGTGTCCTCCAGCTCCTTGGTGAGCCAGACAATGTGCTCGCGCATTGCGCCTCGTTCTTCGTCGATCATTTAGCCTGACTCCCAAAGTAAGCGATCATGGTTGCGTCAGCCCGACCAGAGTCCTTAACGCGAGAAAACACTTGCTGGTGCTCTGGATGCAGTTCCATGCACCTGTGGCGTATAGCGTCCTTACCCTTTGCGCAACCCGTAGCCTTCTGCCAGACCAAGGGATTGATGTAGGTAATGGGTACTGAGAAAGACGCGAGTGCGCCTTCAATAATTCCAGCAGCTCTACCGAAGGCATACATACTCGCTGTGCCTTGGTTTGGCATTGCGCCTGTGCGTTCTACAAATGCGTGCGTAGGGGCGAATACCTTGATGATGGATGCAACGCCCTGCGCAGAGACCTGTCGCTTGTTCTTGCCACCTCTGAGAATCTCCACGATGGGCATATCGACGACCTGCTCAAACTTGCCGTCAACATACAGAGAAAACGCTCCGAGTGCGCCAACATCCACACCCATCACCCTAATCATTCTTGACCTCAAGCGACTTGATGCGACCAATGATCAAGCGATCTGTGGCAGTTCTGAGCTTCTCTATTGAGGTGATCAGAGGTACGGTATGCCCCGCCATCCAGCGTGACATCTGAGCCTGATCAATGCCAGCCTCTCTGCATATATCAGCCATCTTGAAACCCGCTTTCTCAGCGCGTTCAATTATTTCAGTTAGGTAGTTCATGCCTACAATGTTAACCTAGAATTGATTACTTCAACAAGGCAGACAAAAAAAGGGGTGAGGTTTGACGCTCACCCCTATCAAGGCAACTGCGACTCTTGCGGAGACATAAGTCACAGGTGACAGGGAAACTACGCCCTGTCACTATGTATTTTATGGCGGTAATACCCGACAAAGTTGTAGGGTCTAATAAATAGTTCTTGATGATGTAGTCAACTCTGATATGATTCGCATATCAACAACACAACGGAGTAAACGAAATGACAAACGCAACTTTATTTAACAGCAACTTAGCAATGTATGGTGTACCAGATATTGTTGCTTATGTAAATTCTGTAAAAGCATCTTCTACTTATAAATTTACGGGCGCAAATATGATAGTTGCTGGTCTGATGTCAGATGCTCAGGAATTAATTGCAGATGGTGAAGTAGAGCGTGCTCGTGAAGGTGCTCGTCAAACACTCAACATTGCCAAGCACATCCTGTTCTTAATCGCAGATGGTGAGTTAGTCGGCACAGTAGAGCGCAAGTAAAACCAACGGGGCGAAAGCCCCATCTTTTAAGGAAAACATTATGAAAATCGTAGAAATTTATTGCCAAAAAGAGAAGTTCAATCCACGCCTTAATTGCACCGTGTCAGGTGCATGGCTTGTGGTTTACGACAACGGCATTGAGGTTGCAGTCTGCCGTGACTATGAGGCTTCCAGCGCCAAAGAAGCATTAGCCATCTTGAACCAAGACAAAGCCAGCGAATGGAATCACAACGCACCCTATAACCCTCAATTCCTTGGCGCACAACCCGCACGCGCTGGTCAAGATTATTAAAGGAGTAAACGAAATGCTAGAAGACCTGTACAGATTCAAGTGCGAAGTAGAAGGGGTCACTCTCGTCTGCTTCCTCGAACACGAACCCGAAGAATTGAACTACGGGGAAGCGCCAGACTTCCCAGCTTGCATGAATCTGGTCAATGCCTTTTGTGGTGACATTGACATCGCCCACCTTCTTATGCAAAGTATTGCAGACCATATTTGCGAAGAAGCCCTCGTAATGTTTAACTCTGAAAGCGAATAATGAAACATCAAAACTACACAGAAAACTTTGAAGTCGATGGTCCTTACGAAGACAACAGAATCTCCCTTGTGGATTGCGTCTTCATCTTCTTGGCTGGCGTAACGGTCGGTCTGATCACAGCAATGCTAACAATGGGGTACTAATCATGTCAGTACAAAAGAAAATCGAAGAGATGGTCTTGCAATACATTCTGAAGACCGAAGGTAGCGCCAGAATAATGTCGCCACAAGATGTCGGCAAACTAGCCAGAGACGCAATGCACAAGGGTGCAATGCTTGGATACGACGCTGGCATGAAGATGTCCTTGCGTGCTCACGGCAACGAGCTGGAGGTTGCAGAGCTGACAGTCAAAGAGCTGACCGAGCGCGTCAAAGAGTTAGAGATGCAAATGATTGCTTCTCAGCAATGACAGAAGTCAAAACTAGATGGGTGACACCGCCACCGTGGGTTGTACTACGCACTAAGTGCGAGACCCTTGGCGTGTGTCAGTCCAAGGAAAAAGTGTTCTGCATAAACTGCCCAAGGTTAAAACAACGCAATGCGAAAAAGAAGTAAATACAAACCCAAGGGCGTGCGCCTCGATGCCACCACCTATGTCTTAAACGGTTTTAGACTTGTGTCCGCTACTGGCAGCGCTGCACTCGATCTCAAGATCAAGAACCATTCTGCCCTAGAAGCGCTTAGGACGGGTCAGGCAAAGCGCTACGACATCGACTCCATCATCTCTGCTTTGAATGTCTCCGAAGCCTTGTCTCGCCTTGGCATTGGGCATGAATATGTAGACGAGATCAAAGAAGGACAGGATGCCTTGCTGGAGTTATCGCGTCGCGGTATCAATCGAGACGATAGGTTTGTGGCGAAGGCATCAGAACTCACCGCGATCAACTACGGCATGGAGCTGCACGACGCACAGCTCGACATCACCACTATTGCGCAACTAGAGAAGGCACTCGACATTGTTGCTAATGAGATAAAGTCACGCAAAGCTAGAGTAATAGAGGAGAAGACGGTATGACACAACCAAAACAAGAGCAGAGTGAGCCTGTGGCATTCAAAATCTACAAGCCGACACCTCCACGACACGCTACCCCTAATGTGCGAGATGCTGAATTGCCTTGGGTGTATGACCAAGACCCATCGTCGGGGAATGTGGCATCAATGTGGGTTACACCTGTTCAAGCATTAAAGGAGCGCAACATATGACACGACACATAGGCATCTCAGTCCCGCATCGCAGGGTTGATGAGGACGACGACATCCAGACCTACAAAAGAGCGTGGGTGTCCCTCACCGACGATCAGGTACACAAGTGTATTGCCTACGCAAAAGGGGGCTGCGACATCGAGCAGACCGCAAAGAATATTGAATTAAAACTCAAGGGGCTTAACTATGATTGAAAATATATTGACCATCATCGTCTTGCTAACGCTTGGCGCTGCCATTGCCATTGCTATCATCTTTGCGGTTCTGTACTTTGGACATGAGGACAAATGAATGAAGCCAGTCAGGTTGCCCCGTCTAATCTCTCTGATCACTCAAAAGGGATACACGGCTGTCGAGCTGGCTGAGATTCTCTTCTGCACCATCAGGTCCAGCAGAGACATGATCGCCAAGCTCAGAGCACAAGGCAATGTCCACATCCAGTCTTGGCGTAAGACGAGCGTGACGCAATGGTCTGCTGTTTATAGGTACGGCATCGGAGTCGATGCAGATAAGCCTGAGCCTGTGAGCAGCAGCTCAAGGCTTAGAAAGCACCGAGCCAAAGAAGATGCAGACGCAAAGGAAAGAAGACTAACCAAGCAAAACCAACTAAGACGCAAGATTAAGCGTGACCCGTTGACTGCTGCATTTTTTGGTGAGATATGAACACACACACATTCGCTTGGCAGTCCGAGCACCCGTTCAAGCACTTGGTTATTGATGACTTCTTTCCACCACAACTCGCTCTGCAAATATCTCAAGACTTTGACAAGGTACAAGACTTCTGGGTGCATTACAACAACGCACTTGAGCACAAGTCAACGATGAATCATTGGGGTGCTTTCCCAGCCAGTATTTATAAAGCAATGCAGCACCTTGTGTCTCCTGACTTTGTGCAGCACCTTGTTCACTTAACTGGCTGCACGCTCTACGCTGACGCTGGTCTTCATGGTGCTGGTATGCACAGGCACATCTCTGGGGGAAAGCTCAACCCGCATCTGGACTACTCCATACACCCTAAGCTACTGCTTGAGAGACGGTTAAATCTAATCGTGTATCTGACACCAGACTGGCACAAAGACTTTGGCGGTCACTTAGGGATGTGGAGCGAGCCATCCAACCTCGTAAAAGAAGTGATGCCTAAATTCAATCGTGCTGTTTTGTTTGACACAACAAACTCACTACATGGACTCTCACGACCTGTCCAATGCCCAGAAGACTTTGCACGCAAGTCTCTTGCGGTGTACTACTTGTGCGAGCCAAGACCGCAAGCAGAGGAAAGATACAGAGCGCTGTACTCACCAGCAAAGGGTCAGGAAAATGATCCTAATGTGCTGGAGCTTATTGCGCTGAGAAGTCGTGTTTAATTTTTAAGGAGATGTATAAATGAAAAAACTAGAAGCAATGACTGAAGAAGAAAAACTAGAAGCGCTTAATACGCTTCAACTTTATATTGAGTCTGCCATTGAGTCAGAACAAGAAAATCCAGCAGAATTCAAATTAGAGACGCAACATAGAGTTGATCTCGTACTTGTCAATCTAAGAGAGATTTTTGGCTTGCAAGATATTGCATGATGTTATCTAGCCACTCTTGATTAGTTTGTTGTATTGGATTTGCAAGTTGGAATGATCTTACATCTCCACTCTCTGGCGCTCCAATTTCTCTGCGCATTTTGTACCAATCTGGGAACATAATTTCTTTTGGTACTGACTGCTCTAATCCACCTAAATACTCACCAGCAAGTTGCGTGTTATATGTTTTATGAGGAGATACTGGGTTAGTTATTAGCTCAGTATTTGGCTTCATTTTGCCAACCGCTAAACCGCCAGAATACATTGGTTCATTCAATAGCAATGGGTCTGTAATTGCAAATCTTGTTTGAGCAATGTTTGGAAATCCTGCATTTTGGAATTCATCTAACTGCATACGATCAACAAATGCAATTCGCAAAGCACCATTTGACTCAAGTTGATCTCTAGACTCTGGATTCATTACGCCCTTCCACTCAGGACGCACCGCTTTAACTTGACGATCAAATGCTGCAATACTTTTTTTGCTTATCTTGCCAGCCTTCATCTGCTCAAGCAAAGCATCAGACATCATGGTGTTGTAATTCATTGATAGCGGACCCATCGATGTATAAGCACCATATACATCACCACTTCCATATTTAGCAGCTTCATTTATCTGATTTAACAAGCCTTGCGCAGCACCTTTTTCAGAAGCCCATATTGATCCACTTGGTGAGTTGGCACGCATGAAGTCATAACCACCCCCAAGATATACAGGGTTTTCAAACTGCACATCTCCAATTCCTAAAAGATTTTGACCAGTAGCAGACCTATCACCAGCAAGCGATACTATTGATCCACCCTTCATATTCTCTGGAGTTATGGAAATCTTTGGCGGTAAGTTTCCTACTGGTTCTAGCGTTGCCCTCATCTCTGATATTGGTATTGGTAACTTTTTACCAGCTCCAATGTCATGCCAATATCCAGCAGCTCTAGCTTCTTCAGCGCTCATGCGCGGTGCTTTGGTAATGTTTTTCTTTAATGATGTAGTCACGCCACCCATCTGCGACATAGGATTACTCATCGCAGCAGCCTCGCTCGGACCTAGAGTCAATAGACCGCGACCTAATGTTCTTGCAGCAGGACCAGCCATAGGCGCAACCGTCATCATGGCTTCAGCAGTCTCTGGCTTTAGCAATGGCACATTGGCTTGACCTATGTTCGTCAACGGTTCACCGTAGGACATACGCTCAATGGTCTTAGGTAGACCAGTTGACTCAAGCAGACTAGCCAGACCCTGCATCTGCTGGGTGCGTTGCGGTGATCTTAAATAATCGTAGCCACCATAGAGCAAACCAAGCAAAGGGTTCTGCGGTGTAGCGCCAATGTAGTCTGCCATTTACTCACCCAATAAAGTTGCAGGTGCAGCGCCAGCAGATGTTGAGTAACCTGCGCGTCGAGTTGACTCGCCTAGTGCTCTACGCTGCAACTCTTGCATAACTGGTGTTATACCCATAAGGAGTTGTTGTTGCTGGTTAAAACTAGGGTTTAAGACGCTACGGGATAAGGCTTCTGCGACATTCTGATCAATGCCTTGAATGCGTGGACCGAGCTGGCGGTAGAGGTTAGTCATACCACCAAGCACATTACCACCAGCCATTTGAGCACCAGCACCGATCAAGTCTGTGGGTGATGGTCCTGCCATCTCAGCAATGTCTTGCTGGATAGGTGCAGTTGGTGAGCCACCCTCAATGCGAGACCTAGTGATAGCCATCTGGCGCTCA